CGTTCTTTATCTCTTTAACGGTAGCTCTCGCGTTGTTTGCAAAAGTCTTTAGCGAATTTTGCATAAGACCTATACCCGCGTCAAAACTTAATGCCGCGTCCGTCAGTTTGCTATCAATAGTGCGTACTAACTCATTGATAGAATTTTCTAACTCTTTTTTATCAAGTTTTGCAACAATTACCGTAGCGTCTGCCATAGTGATATGATGTATGTATGTATATCGTATTATGTGAGTTTACTCTTTTTCTTTCTTCCCCTCACTTTTCTTCTTGTTTTGTCGCACGGGCGCTTCCCAATGACCTTTACCCTTGAACTGATTCAAGAACTCAAGGTTCTTCTCTTGCGCTTCAAGTTCCGCCTTGTAATTCGACCACGCTTTCTTGTCCGCACCGTGCAAGTATTTCGTATGTGTGTTATCGACCGCTATAAATTGTATCTGCGCACACGAAAGATTGAACAAGTAATCGTCAAGCGTATATTGCGTGAACGCTCTTAGGAAGTCGCTTGCGTCCGCAATGATAGTGCTTCCATAAACTGTGAGGCTGTCTCCATTGATTTCTTCTTCCGCGTCAGCAAGGAATCCGTAGCCATACTCACCGATTTTTTGAGTAAAAAAAAAGCCGAGAGGTCTACGCTCTTGATAGCGCCTATGATGATAGCAGCCCACTGATTCGGCTCATACGTGCTATTCATTATGCGCATCTTCATATCGCGTACAAGCTTATCGTTGCGCGACATACACGTGTCGTAGTCGATTTCTTTTTCGCCGTCGCACGTGAACAAGTGATTGCATAGTATTATCGCCATAATCTCGCACATCGCGTCCAAATCCGTGCATAACGCCGTAATAACTTTGTTGTCGTCGTCTAAAGTTTCGTCTGCCTTGCGCATATCCGTAACGAGCTTGCAAATGCGATAGACGGAATAATAGCGCATATTTTTTACGACGTATTCTTTTTCGCCAAGACGCACTAACGATGGTGCGTCGTTGATGATGTCTATAATATCGCGCTTGGCGTCGATAGAGAAGTCTTGCAACTCCTCTATCTCTTTGCCTTGCGCTTGCTTTGATGTTTTCTTTTCGTTCTTCATTTTCGTTTACTATTTTTTATTTTATTTCACAGGAAGAATAATTTTCCAACCCTTGCCAACAATTTCACCGCCGACATTTGCGTCTGAACGAATTACCGAGGCAGTAGGGAAACCTCCACCTGAACACGAGTAATCATCTAACTCAATATTGCCATTAAGCGTAAACGGAGGTGTCATTTCGTCGCCCACGTTGCACGATATATTTGGGAACTGCCAAAAACCTATACTATCAGGCTCATAACCAACCCAAATGCCATTGACAAATGTAAATGGAAGTTTATGTGTAGATAAAATCCACGATGGGTCATCTAGGCTTGGCGCATAACGTATGTCAGGTGCTGCGCCACCAAACTCTTTCATCCCCGCCATCCTACCTTGGGTATCGTATGTTTTTATGTATGTTTTCATAAGTGTAATCCGTTATTCGTCTTATTTAGTTGTTTTCTTGTTTTATTGAATAGTAATCCAAGTGTACCAACCCGTTGCGCTAGAGCCACGGCCGTAGCCTTTTGTGAATGGAATAACACCCCAATTCCCTGGGCCCTCGTCCTCATCTGGGTTGAAGGATGGGTTAAACTGAGCTGTCCAATGAACGCCGTCACCTTCCGCAATCTCATCGTAATTTATAGTTCCTGCCTTGCTAACTACTGCTTCTGGGTCATAACCCTCGGCATTCACGTCTAGATAAGGGAGCTTAACTATAGAAAGGTTATCAGGGTTGGAAATAATAACCCCCCTATTATTGTCAGCATAAGCAGCCCTAAGTGTAGTAGTACTGCCGTCACTAAGAGTGACGCTAACATCAAAGTCAAATGTCACTATGCGAAATCCCAATGGCAATCCGTTCTCGTCGTAGAACACAACGTTGGCGTCGCCAAGCGCGGATTCAACTTCTGCGGTACACTCTGTGAAACCTACGGGAATACCTTGTTTGTCGTATAATTTTATAAAATTTGCCATAATAGTAATAACTTTTTTTATTCGTTTAAGCTACTGCGGGTGACGGCTCAACACTACCGCCGCCAGTCCACTCCTCAAAGCCAAGCAAGTTGCCAAGCTCGTCGTAAACCTTGATATACTTTTTTTCTTCCATAGTCTTAAAATCATTTTAGTTCATCTTAAAAGAACAAGGGATGCGCCTACGGGCTTGTCTCACCCAAGGACGCACCCCTACGTTCACGAAAAATGAAGAAGAAAAGAAACTAAGCGTGGCGTACGATGATTAGTTGCTACCATCAATGCTGTAGAGATGGTTCACATCGTTGCTATCGGTGTACACAAGCGAGGTGATGGTGAACGCGTAGTTGAGAGCGCCATCCTCGTCCTTTTTCAGTGTAGCCTGTGCAAGACCGCGATAGATGACAAGCGATGCGTTACCGACTTGGAAATCAAGCTTCCACTCCTTCTCCGTAGTAAAGGCGGCAGTGGCAGCTTCGTACTTGTTATCGGTAACAGAACCACCAATGAGTGCTACCAGCTCGGAGAGGTCGTAGTTGGCAAGCTCAAAGTTGATGGTCACGGGATTACCGCTATACTCAATGTAGAAAGGCGAATCGAAGAACTCGGCCTCAATCTCAGTTGATTCGGGCTCGTCTTGCGTAATGGTAAGACCCTTGAGGACACCCGAAACATCGGTGTAAGCAGTGGCGCTACCTACGGCACGGTAGGAAAGCATTACTGGCTTCAAAGTTGTTTTCTTTGCCATAGTAGTAAAAATGGTTAAAGTGGTTTATATTCGATTTGTATTTGCGTTATGAACAAATGTACACGATAAATGATTTGATGAACGTAAAGAACGTATTGTCAGCAACGGTTGCACCGTCTATATCAGACGTTAGCGTCGCGCTTTCTTGAATGTGATACTTATCATTGTTGCTGCTATTCGCGATTTGCGTGCTTATGGCGTCGTTTATAGCATTCTCAAATGACGAGTATTTGTCGTAGTCGAGACGACCGCGCGAGATAGGAGGTATGTAAGCTTCGACATAACATCTGACTGAACCATACGTCTCGCCCTTGAACTCGCTCGCGTCGTTTAGCTCTCCCACAATAAGAACTACAAATCCGTCCTTGACATCGGACTTAGTAAGCTCTTGCGGCTCTCTCGCTGCATAGACATTCTTTGTCACTGTGCCGTAAAACACATTGTACAAAAAATCATATATGTTTATTCTTGATTCGTCAATCATATTGTTTATGCAGCAGGAATATAGTTATGGAATGAAACACGACTCGGAGTGAGGTCGGAACGTACTTGGTCGTATTGTTGCGTCATCACTTGCCATTGGAAGCGATGTCCGCTACGTCGATGCGTGAAGCCTTTCTCCCAATAGCCCCAATAAGGAGCTACGACAGCAAAGACAAGCTCCCAACCTTTTGTCGACGTGGCTTTGTATGTTGCAATGAATTGTTGCGCCATATGATGACCATTCACAGACATACCCATCGGTTTTGAGTATTCGTGAAGATGTGAATCTTCTATTGCAGTAGCAGGACGATAATACCCAAATTTCTGCAAACGGCCTTCGTAGCACAGAAGCCAACACACGCTATCAAGTAAGTTACCCGTTCTATCAAGTTGATTCGTTGTAGGACAGACAGCCATTGAATCACCTATACGCTCAATCTCTTGTTCAGCGTATGTGATTAGCTTCTGCGTCTGCACGCGCGCTGCTTGTGCAAATAACGCGTTAGCCAATCGTTTGGTTTGCAATCGTACTTTTGTCCTTGTCATACTACCAACTCTTGCGTGTGGCGTAGATACTCACGCCGTCTAACTGCGACGGCTCTGCATTGTCGACCTCTAAGTCAATCATCTCGCCACAACGATTCAATTCTATCTTATCACCTTTTCGCGGTACGACATAGCACCCACGCGGACAACGCGTAAGAGGTATCGAGATAATGTATGACGCCGTCTGCAACGTACGACCTTCCTCGGCCGTCGTTTGATGTTCGTCCATAACACCCTCGTACACCAACGTGCGCGTATCGGGTTCACGACCCTCGCCCTGCGTCACGTGCCATATAGTACCCCAATAGGGATATTCAAGTATTTCTAAATCGCTGTTCATAGATGTATCACATCAACTATGGGTACGAACTTAATGCGCTTGCGCGTGGCCTCTTCAAGAATATCGCCGCGCTCGTCGTCGTAGATGTTATATATGCTTATCGCGTACTTGATTTTATCGTTTTGATAGAAGTCTTGCTCTTGGCCAATAGTCTTTTGATAGCCGTTATGCGACTGCGACAAAGACGAGGTATTGGAAGGACTAAGCAACACGGCGGTGAAGATAATGTCTGCAATCATCAACTCCCGCTGACGTTTCGTAACCGACTCGCCATATACATCGGCGTCGGGGTCACATCCTCTATCGTAAGCGATACGTAAGAAATTTTCTTCCTTGAACGAATATCGCGTCGCTGCTTTAAGCCATTCCAGTACCGTCATCTTCGTCTACAATCATTTAATAATCCTACT